CACAAAATTTAGAAGAACGAGAGGCGTTAATTCGTGAATATCTCGAGATGAATACGATTTTATCTCTGGAAAAAAAAATTAGAGAAAATAATAATTCGAATTTATTTTGGAATGATCCAGATAACAATAGTGTGCAATTAAAATACGAAAAGATATTAGTTCAGGAACCTATTATTAAAAGAGAAGCTGAAGTAAGTGGTACCGAACTTAAATCATTCTTAAAAAAGGTCGAAACCGTGGAGTCAGAAGAGGAGAAGACTGAGGTAAAACCTAAACGAAAATTAAAGCTGAAGGTGAAGTATGCTCCCTTAGCGAATTCCAACGATGCTTCTCATGGTGATGAGAATTGGGATGGTCCATTCAATAATTCCACCTTAAGTTCTGGTAAAGGGAAACAACAAATTAAAACGGCTATAAAGATAAAGACAGTCGAGGAGGGTAAGGAAGAATGTTCCAAAATAGACGAATGTAAAGGTGTTACAGAAGATTCAAGTAAAGGGAAAATAAAAGTAACATTAAGGTCATCCGACTCTCTAAAAAAATCCACTGACCAGAAATCCTGGATAAAAAAATAAAATGATATATAAATATAATGGAACTAACGAATGTTTTAAATGTAGATCTTTTTTTAATCCTTTTTATGTTGGGAATCTTATACGTTTATTTTATTACTAATTCTCCCAAATTAGTTAAAAAAATATAAGTCTATTTTATATGTTGCACAATCTAATTTCGATTATTCTGGCCCTTTTATTATCTTTTAGTTTTTACATCTTAGTAAATAAACGAACCTGTATAATTTTAAGTTAATTCGTTTTATTCCTTAAAAAGATTTATTCAAAAATATATATATGACTAAATCGAAACCTATAAGCCAATTTATTGACGATGCGGAGGAAACTAATTTAGTGGATGGTATTTTAAATAATATAGAAACTCCCATTATAGAGAAAAATATTCACGAAACACAAAAACAAGAACAAAGAGTGATGGAAGAAAATATGGAGAGACAAATTGAAGACCAACAGCGACTGGAACAAGAGTATCATCAACCACAGGAACAATATGAAGAACAACCGCAATTTAACGACCAACATGATCAACGTGGTCAGAATAATGGTTATCATAATGGTCCGAATAATGGCTATAATAATGGTTATAATGGTCCGAATAATGGTCAGAATAATGGCTATAATAATGGTTATAATGGTCCGAATAATGGACATAATAATGGTCAGAATAATGGTTATAATGGTCCAGCACCAGTACAGGAACCAGTCCCAGTTGAAAAGAGTTTTTTGGATAAATTGCTTGAAAATCTAAAACCAGCGATTATCGTCATAATTCTCTCGAGTTGCGTTTTTTCGTCAATGGCAACAAAAGTTATAGATGGTCTTTTACCGAATAAAGAAATCTTTATTAAATATAATATTTGGATTGTGTTACTAATCAAATCCTTGTTATCTGGAATAATTTTTGTGATTAGCAATTTACTTTTATAAAAATTTGTTGTATATAGTTATGTATACCGAATTAAATAAACACTTAATTGTAGTTTTAGTTGTATTCTATTTATTGTTTAATGTATATATTGGAAAATATTACAATATTCTAGTATTTATTTTAATGTTTTCAGTTCTTAATAACTTTATTAAGGATAAAATGACATTGTTAATTGGTATCTATTGTCTAATTATTAGTCTTAGTATAGTAAAACATTTCCACCTCTTAGAAAATTTTGAATCGAGTCCCACCACGGAATTACCGACACCGACTAAACCGACACAGAGAATCAATAAAAGGGTTCTCAAACACAAGAAAGGTCGAACAATTAAATCGGATTATAAAGATATAATCGAAGAGTTATCCGATCATTTAATAATGAAATATGTAGAGAAAACGAAACAGGATTCACCTTCGGATATTTCAACTAGAAAGGTCAAAATGACAGATTTAATACCAACCAAAGCTGAATTAAGTTCCGCCAAAATTAAAGGAATCTCGTCGGATAAAGTCGAATTAAATAAGCCAATTATTATTACGAATGATAATTTTATAATTGATGGACATCATCGATGGTATATTCATAAATCGAAAAATAAAGCCTCGTCTATTAGTGAAAATAGCGATAACGACTTTATGTCTTGCACTATTATCAATAGCTCGATTAATAAATTTTTGAAAAAGATCACAACGTTTAAAAGAGAGTATAATAGCAAAACCTTAGACAATTTCCAACTCGATAAAAATAAAATTAATGAAACACAAAAGGCTATCACCAGTATTAAGAAAAATATGAATATTATAGAAAAATATAATAAAGAATTGAATAAATTAAATATTATATAACTCCAATTAATTTATATAACTCCAATTAAATTTTATGATACCATAAATTAAATGTTATATTACTATAAATATGAATAAATGTCCAACTAATACTATTTGTATAAATAATGTACATGTGATCTATATTTCCTTATTTTTATTATTGGTGATGTATTTGGTAACGAATAATTACATTAAAAATGTGTATAATAGTAATAATAGTGACTCCATCATGGCATTAGAAAAACGTCTCTTTACAAAATTAAAGGGTGATACACATACGAAAAGAGCCAATCATTATGACGATCATCGAAGAATACATGAAGTTCGAGAACCGATTGTGAATCGGGATTTAGAAGTGTTACATAATCCATTAGTTCCCCCACTAAAAAGGGAACATGCTCAACGTGGTCCTATGGTTGGACAAATGCCAATTAATATTGAAACTCGTGGGTCTGGAGGCGATTATCAACAAGTCGGTATTCTCCATAAAGTTACCAATAATAGTGATGAGTTTACAGACCCAGGTAATAATGATAAAACAGTTCTTCTAAATTTATTTGGTAAACCACTACACAAAGGTGCTAACACTTGGAACTATTATATCATGGATAAAAATAATTTTAAGATTCCTTTAAAGATTGAAAACCATAATTGTTCTGATAATACTCGTGGATGTAAAGAAATATATGATAATGAAGAAATAACCATCGAACAATATAATGGAAACTTTAAGGTGCAAATCTTAAAATTCGACTCGCCGAAATATATTCCCTATGTCTTTTAAGAATTGAAGACTGGGCTATATATTGTAGAATATTTCTTATATAATTATATTAGAATGAGACTATATTTATTACTAATATTTGTAATACTTTATTTAATAATTGATTGTATTAAAATCGATCAAGACCCAGACCAGATAGAAAACTTCTCTGTAAAAATGTCCAAAGACTCTGTTAAACCAAGCAAAAAAGTAAAAAAGATTAAGTCCAGTCCACAGGAGAGTGAAACGGTTAAATCTAAAAAGAAAGAACGAAAGGTAGAAGACCCAGGTGATGTAAAAATAATAATAAAAAAAACGAACAAATATAAACTAATTTTTAAGAAAGAGGGTCTCTATGTCTGGGAACCCATACCACTCGAGAATTACTTCCCATTAGGTCAAATTGTGACGACTGAGAATAAAAAACCCGAAATGTTATCCATTCTTGTAAAATTCAATAAAGAAAATAAACCAATCGACTATACTTTAAAGACGATGATCGATAAAAAATATGGAGTCTGGGTTCCAATCGGGAATGACTCAATTCATTTTTTATCATATATTATTAGTAAAAATAAACCGTCTTTGAATAGAATCCAGGGTATTCATAGTAAATTTACTGAGGAGACCGAATTAGAAGAACTCATTCAGGAAACGTCCGTCAAACTAAATGCGAACGAAATAAAAACACAGTTTTGGAAAATCCATAAATCTCAGTTTTTTACAACAAATGACACAGAAACACATTATTATCTACCAGAATCGAATCTACGACCCAATAAATTATTAAATGTAAAAACGACAACCAAATATACGAAAATTTGGAGTAATAAAAAGAATACTAAAACTGTAACGATTTGGAGACCGATTCCAGATGAAGACTATAGAATGTTAGGCGACATCATTCTTAATAATAATATCGATCCCAATAATATAATCGAAACACCAACCATCCATAAATCGAATTGTAAAAATGTTTTATACTATAATCCTAAACCCTTATGTTATAAAAATAAAGATACAGACGTCTGTTTTTGGAAACCGATCACACATGATGGTTACACTACTACTGGCGATCTAATTACTACAGATAAGCTCGAACCTTCTAATGAGATGGTTTCTTCGATTCCTCTAGAATATGTAGAAGAGAACAATCATATCGTGAATCATTGGAGTAATAATAAAATTAATCTATGGTCAAACGAATATAGTCTTTTTGCAAGTACGAAATATACCAAACCTTCTGGTTCGACTTATAAATTAAGTAATACACATATGGACTATGAAAAAGATCCATTAGATACAGAATCCACAGTCATCATTGAATATATACCGAAAAATATCAATTCACATACCAAGTTAGAGGAAAAAATAAAGCTGACTTTATCCAACAAATTGGATATAGAACAAACGAGAATAAAAATAAATTCGATTGATAAGATAAATAATAAGATTACTCTTACTATTAAAGAAAAAAGGAATAATTCGATTGAGGAAAAAACAGAAAAGGTTATAAACGACTTAGTTGAGATAATCTATAAAAATAAAATCAAGATACATGATAAAACCAATATTTTAATCCTCCTTGAGAATATATCTGTAAATAGCCAGAAAGAAACGATCGCATTAGATAACACTTTATTCAATGATTTCGTCAATGAGGCCTAGTTTAAGACAAGTTTTACTTGACCAAGAGATATCCTTCTTTAGGATTCGTTCGAGTTTATCAACCGTAAGTTTTGTATACTTTTTATACAATTTCATAAGTTTTTTATTAAATGTTTTGATGTTTTTCATTTCATCTTCACATTCATTCATTCGTCCCCAAAGTCCACCACGAACTTGATGAATCAGCATATGCGAATTCGACGTCATATAGCGTCGATCCCCCACAATCGAAATAAGAGTCGCCGCACTACAGGCTTCACCTTCAATCACGGTATAAATAGGAACCCTACAGGTTAGAATATAATCTACAATCGCCAGTGCACTACCCACTTCCCCACCATCACTATTGATATACAAATAAATCGGGATTGGTTCAATATTATTTGTTGAGGACATATATTCAGTTTTATTGGCGAGTGTTTCGAGTTCTACACGCAATTTGAGGGCTGAATATTTATTAATCTCATCATAGAAATAAATTCGGTTGTTCATGGTATGCATATTAACCATAAATTCTTCTTCCTCCTCTTCTGTTTGTTTATTGTTGGAAGCATAATGTTTAGAGAAGGACATTTTATATATTACACCAGAAGTGTTTAAATATTAACATTTATTTCGATTTCTATCGACTTCATAGTCTTCAATTCTGAAGTGTATGAAAGATCTAGTTTAAATTATTAATCCTTACAACTTAAACCTAAAAACTGTAGTAATATAATGTCGAAGGTCGATTGTTCGAAGGTCTATGTGAAACCCTCAAGTTTTTCGACTAAAACAACTCAGTTTGATGGAGCCTTCGCAAATACTGATATTAAAAAGGGAGAATTAGTGGAACGTGGAATAGTACGAATTATGGAGAATTTAGATGGTATGAAAAATCCACACGTTTTTACCTGGTCGGATGAACGACCAAATAAAACTTGGGCCTGTGCTTCTGGATGCGCTACCTTTTATAATACAGCTAAAAAGGGTAATGCCAATACCGAAATGAAACGCAACTTTCAAGAAAATACCTTTGAAATTTACGCAAGTCAGGATATTTCAACCGATGAAGAACTTACACATACTTATAAAAGTTTAGAGTGGAGAGAGGTTTTTTCGGAATTAAATAGGCTACTTAATCAATAAAAAAATATATTTATATTTAGTTCTATTCTATAAACGATTCGAATTAGTGGAACGTACTCCAACTACCACCAATTCGAACGGTTCTTGGATCCACACCTGTTCCCTGTGCATCGCATAACATTTGTTTTAGCGTACATGTATTACGATAGTCTTCGTGTTCGGTTTTACCTGGAAGTGGATTATCTATTTGTTCTTCTGACACAAAATTTTCGAGATACCAATAACTGTTATAGTAGTAATCAATCTTGAGTTTTTCTTTTTGGACATCCAAGATCCTATGAAGGGTCATAAAGGTGTCTAGTTTTTCGTTAATGGAAACGATTGCAGTGAATCCCACCTTAGAGTATGATTCATCACAATAGGAACTGTAGTACTGATTGTTTTTTCCATTGAATAGTTCAATCTCTAGGATTTTACCCAAATCGCATTCAGATAAATGTGTGTAAATTTGTGCCTTTGTCACTGAACCTTTACCTTTAATACAGAGTTTTCGCGTATATGTCTCTTCAATAACTTCTTCTTCTTTTTCTTCTTCTTCTTCGTCATCTCCATACAAGAGGCTCAATTCCGAAAAGGGTCCGTAAATGTAAGACATCATGTTGGATAGGACTGTTCTCGGTTGTGTGTTACTTTCTATATTATTCTAGATTAGATTCAATTTTTTTGACAGGGCGTGGTAGATCGACTAATTTTCAAAAAAAAATATTCTATTCTAATTCTAATTCTATTCTATTCTAATTCTATTCTATTCTAATTCTAATTCT